TTTTTTTTAAAAAATTACAAAGATTATTAACAATTTTGCATGATAATTTATAATTTATTTGCATTGATTTGTAAAAATGCAAACGTTTTGCAAAATCCGTCATTTGTTAGGTGCCAGAGTTCTGGACATACAGACGTACAGATCTAAAACCAAAGTTCAATTTTATAAATACTGTGTTATACTATAAACATCTATTTAGAAAGTTTGTATATACTTTGCGATATGAGCAATGATGTTTACTATAAGACAAGAGTACGATTATAAGACTAGAAACTTATAATATTCTTATAAGAGTACGAAGTTAGTGTTTTAAAATTATAGTTTTTCATAATTTGTGTACAATTCAAAATAATGTTAACAATACCTTGTTCAATTTTATATTATTATTATGAAAAGGGAAACAAAAGTTTTTGTATTTTGGCAGGATGGAACATAAACCAAAAAAAAAGTTAGGGGAAGAGGCTAGGAAAAAAAGACCTCAGCTTGGCAAGATAGATCAGAATTACAATAAAACACCAAAGGCACTACAGCCAAAAAATAATGAAGTAAGGCAAGTAGCAAAGATGACAAGAAAGTCATTGGCATACGCTTTGGAAGGGCAGCCAGTAAAGATTAAGATGGCACTGGACATTTTATTTGATGAAGATCCTAGAGCATACATAGATGCTATAGCAAAACTAATGAACTATGCTATACCAAAACTGCAATCAACAGAAATCAAAAAAGATACGGACACAAAGATTGAGATAAATTTAAATGAGGGAGCAACACTTGATGATATCAAAAAACAAATTAGAGGTCTTGAAGAGGCAGAAGATATTGATTACACAGAAATAGATGACGAATAAAAAAGCAGCACTAAAGTTTGCACTAAACAAAAAACTTTGTGAGATGAGTTTCTATGAGTTTTTTAAACAAGCATGGCATGTGGTAGAGCCATCAGTGCCTTTGTCTACTAACTGGCATCATAAATACATATGCGATACGCTACAAGCAGAGTGTGAAAGAATAATTAGGCAAGAGCCAAAAAATAAAGACATAATTATCAACGTTCCTTTTCGTAGCACTAAGTCACTTATAGTTACTGTTATGTTTCCAGTATGGGCTTGGATAAAATCACCAAAGCTAAGATTTATAACCTCATCATATTCTGCAACACTATCTATAGAATTATCTACAAAGTCAAGAGATATTATATTTAGTGATTGGTTCAAGAAAAGGTGGGGTGATGTTTTCTTTATCAAGAAAGATCAAAACCTCAAAGAGAGGTATGAAAATAATCATATAGGTATGCGAAGAGCCACATCTGTTGGTGGTACAGTTACAGGACAGGGAGGTGACTTCTTAATTGTGGATGATCCTTTGTCGCCTCAGATGGCCAACTCATCAACAGAAAGAGAAAACGCAAACGAGTGGTACAGAACAACTTTTTACTCAAGGCTGAATCAAGCAGACATTGGAGTGCGAATAATTATCATGCAAAGAGTACATGAAGAAGATTTAAGTGGATTTTTGCTTGACAAAGAAACAAGACTAAATTACAAACACATATGTATTCCTGCAACAAGTGAAGATGGAAACATAAAACCAAAATCACTAGAAAAATTTTATGACAAAGAATCTGGACTTTTTTGGAAAGAAAGATTTAGCAAAAAAGTTTTGCAAGATTACAAAAGTGCTTTGGGAACGTATGGCTATGCAGGACAACTGCAGCAAACACCAACACCTCTTGACAGTGGTATGATACATAGAGATTGGTTCAAGATAGACAGATATAGAAAAGAACAAGCAACAGTGAACTTTGTAATAGATCCTGCATACACTGCAAATCAAAAAAACGATCCATCAGCACTACTGGCGTATACTTATGTAGACAACACATGGCAAATAGTGGATTGTATAAATGTAAGAAAAGAGTTTCCAGACTTAGTAAAGTTTATACCAGAGTGGGTAAAGAAAAATGGATATACAAACAAAAGCAGAATATATGTAGAACCAAAAGCATCTGGTAAATCTATTGTACAAACACTTGTAAGAGAAACAGGACTAAACGTAAAAGAAGATAAATCACCAACAAAAGACAAAGTAGCAAGAGTAAGCGATATAAGTGCTTCATTGGAAAGTGGTAGAGTAAGTCTATTGAGTGGTAAATGGAACGAAGAGTTTTTAGATCAGCTATCTAAGTTTCCTTCTGCAAAGCATGATGACATGGTAGATTGCTTAGTTATGGCTGTAAACAAAGAGATATGGGGTGGTGGAGCAGGTAAAATAGTATATTTTAGCTAAATTTTGAGTTTGTTAAAAAATTGTGAAAAAATTATGACAATAAAAAGTAATTTTGTACAGTTTTGGATAATTTTAGACAAATTGTTGTAAAATGATAGAAAAAGACGAAGTTTTATACTTAAATGACGAGCATAGGCTGATTGTAGAGAAACATATACGAAATTTAAAAAAATTAGTGTATTATGCTACAGAAGATTGTGGTTTTGGTAAATTTCAAGAGTTTTCTGACATATTACAAACTATTTACATGTATTCTAACAATTTTTATACAAACATGGTAGAAAAAAAAGAAAATGATGCATATTTAGCAGAATTTTTGTTTTTGATACCAAACATGGCTTTTTATACTGCTATTGGTTTTTTGACTGCCCTAAAAAATAATAATAACAAAAGTATAATGAGAGAAAGTCTTGAAAGAATAGTCATGAGTTGCGAAGATACAACAAGTGAACTGGCAGATGTCTTGATAGATGAGAATGAAAAAAAAGAATTGATAAAAGATTTACCCAACAAAGAAATTAATCAAAACTAAAAAATATGTTGACAATAAAAATAGAAAATAAAAATTATGATATACCTACAGAATGGAAAGACATGAAGCTAAGTTTTTGGTATGGTATATATAATATAATAAATAAGTATGCAGATAAAGATGAAGATGGGCAACTAAAAGTTGATCAATCAGATAATGCAGTAAATAATTTAAAACTTAACAGAGATTTATTTATATATCTTACAGGCATCAGTAAAAAAAAGATGGAAAGACTTGATTTAGATAGTGTTACTGCAGCTATTAGCACTTTTTATAAAACATTAAAAAAGTATGAGCCTAAAGGTATAACAGATTTTGAATTAGATGGAGCAACTTACAAGTTTCCATCAGAGTTTTTAAAGAGAAACACTTTTGGTGACTATATAGAATCAACACATTTAGAAACAACAATTAAAATGATGAAGCATGGAAGGTATGACGTATTGCCAGAACAAATGGCAATATTATGTAGAGAAGAAGGAGAAGTATATTCAGATGAAGCCATACCAGACAAAACAGAAAAATTTAAAAATTTAACAATGGACATCGTTTGGGAGTTCGCTTTTTTTTTGACTTTGCAAAGCGTAAACTTAGCAAAGACTTTCCGAACGTTCTTGGGGAAGGACAAGGAAGGACTACAAGCGGCAAAGGAAGAGTTCCTACAAGAAAGCACTACAACAAGTTCATAAAGCCTTACGGATGGCTTAATAGCTTGTACATGGTAGCAGAAAAAAAAATATTTAAAATGGATGGATATAACGAAGTAGAAAGTGTAAAAAGAACAAACTTATATAAAGTCTTGACTTATCTAAGTTGGAACAGTGCAAAAAATGATTTTGAAAATGCTGTACATGATGAAATACACAATAAAAACAATATACCTTTGAAATAATGGCAATAACAAGATTAACAGACATAATACAAGTATTTGAAGATAAGTGGACGTATGGAGATGTAAAATTTGGATATGAGGCAGAGTTGAATCAAGATCATGATGTAAAATATCCTTTACTTCTTATAGAGCCGCCAGAATCAACAATACCAGAAATATTTGATGGTAGAGAACTATATACTTTTGAAATAAATTTTTATAATCTTTACACACAAGCTGCACAATCTGCAGTCTTACTACAAAAAAGATGGGATAACTTGCAAGATCTAGGTAACGAGTGGTTGGACTTGACATTAAAACATTTTCAAGATGATACAGTAACAGCTTACTTAGATGATGAAAGTATAGAAATAGTAAGAGTAAAAGAGGTAGGTAATGATCGTTTAGTTCATGTAAAGTTTACTTTTACAATCAGTGCTTTTACAAAATGTTTCAGACCTGTATCTAATTATCCAACAGACTTCTCTGATTTGGTTTTATGGTATAGAGCAGACAGTAACGTAACATTTGACATAGCAACAAAAAAAGTAAGTAGTTGGACAAGCAGTGCGGCAAGTGCTGCTTCTGTTTCACAAGCAACCAGTGGTAAACAGCCTTTACGACATGGATTTGATGGGCCTAACGAAAAAGCGTTTATAAGTTTTGATGGTACAGATGACATACTAACATCAACTGCAAATAACCCTATATCATCTAATAGTTACACAATTTTTATGGTAGCCAAACAAACTGTTGCAAACACAGATACACAGATTGTTTATGATTACAGTAGATCAGAAAATTTAAAAATTATTGTAGGATTTAAAGATAATAAATTTTATTCAGAGGTAAAAAATAATGCAGATACTCTTTTTCTAAATAGTCAGGATTCAAGTTCTTATGGGCTAATATGCACAAGTCTGAGTGTAAGTGGTAGCACTGGTACTTTGACAACATCTTTAAATGGTGGAGCAAACGCTGTTTCTAGTGATGCCAGTTGGACAGGATTTACATATGATGCAGTGCCTTATAATATAGGTGGTGATGGTACACAATTTAGTCCTGTAGATTTAGGAGAACTTATTGTTTTTAATAGAGCATTAACAGAAAACGAAAAATCAGATATAAAAGATTACTTAAACAAAAAATTTAAAATATATTAAACATGGCAAGTATAAATGGACAAGTAGATTGGGGATTTCAACCTGTAGATTTTGATGGTTCAATATTACAACAAGCTTTTAATAGCTTTAGAACCAACTATTTAAAAAGTGCTAATGATAATTTAAGATATCAAGTGGTTTATAATAAGGCAAATTTAACTGAGGCTATAGAGCCTAACGCTGTTAATTTTAACAGTAATACACAAAAAGGAGATCTTGTAAATGTAGTTTTTACAGTTAAAGTAAAGTGTACTGGTGGTGCTTATCAGACTATAGCTGTCATAAGTAAGTCAAGAGATATTATCAGTAGAAACTTAAATGATGTACCTGCTCAAGGACATAGGTTTACAATAGATATTAGTCAATTATTACAAGATGAGCTTTCTTACAGTTTATGTCCAATAGGCAAAGGCACATGGCAGAGTTCTATGTTTGGCGGTATGAATGGAGGATTGATAGTACAAGATAATGTAATTAATAATACAGGTGGTTTGCAAGGAAGTCCAATAAGTGACTTTAATGTATCAAAAAATGGTACATACAGAATAGTGCAAGTAGAAGCAAGTTTTGTTATTGTTAATGCTCAAGGAGAGTTGGTAGATGCAACTGACGCAACTATAGAATCAGAGGAAATAGCTGTAATAAATTCTGTAAATCAAGTAGAAAGAGATAGTGTTTTTTACGCAAGTAGTGGCACAAGACCTGCTTATGTAATGAGTAGTAGTGCTAATGCGTCCGTGCAAGTTTCTCAAGCTTTTTTATCCAGATGCAAAAATTTTGCAAGATTAAATGACATTCCTTTTATGAAGCCTGTAAGAATGGATGAAGAAGCAGAGTTTTTACAGTTTTATTTTAGACGAGTATCTGTAACAAACATAAGCGGAAGTAGCCCTAGCAATCCTAAAGTAGGTGATGTAGGCTTAAAAATAGAAACATTTTCAGAAGACAGAAGCAGTTTAAACACATTTTATTTAAGAGATTTTGAAGACTTATTAGATACTGAAACTGTTAATTCTGTTGAAAGTTTAGTAAACAAACCAGACAGAACAGTTATACAAAATGTTTCTCCCTCTTTTATTAATAATACAGCAGCAACTGCTGACAATCCAAACTTAGGTTTGAAAAATGTATCAAACAAAGCAGCAACAGCTACTTGGCCTTATTGGACAAATTATACAGGTGATAAAATAACTGACAACGTTGCTTATTACAGGGTTAGTGTAGCAAGAATAGGTTTAGAATCACCATATACAGAAGTAAGATGTTCTGAGTTTAGATATTTTGTCATAGATAGAGAAACAGCTAAAACACCTTATGAGTTTGTTAGATTTCATTGGCTTAATTCTATGGGTGGTATAGATAGTTTTACAGCTAAAAAGAATATAGCAGAAGGTATAAATATAAGTAGAGATGTGATAGATAGAAAAGCAACAGATAGGACATGGTATCAAAATCAAACAGATTCTGGAGTAGCAATTAATGATTTAAATTATATATCAGACACCATGAGGGGAGGAGATATATACAAAGGTGGTAGAGAAGTGATAAATGTAAGAGCAGATAGAAACTTATCTGTTTACACTAATCCTTTAAATCAACAAGATGCTAAATGGTTAGAAGAAATAATGACATCACCTAACGTATGGGTAGAGATGCAAACAGATGCAACAGAAATAGCTAATACTGTAAACGATCATTTAAGGCCATCATTGAAGGAATACATACCTGTTATTATTACTAATAGTGACGTAGAAACTGTAAATCAAGAGTTAGGATTAGTAAGTTTTAACATACAATACACTTTAGCACATCAAGTAAGAACACAAAGAAACTAACACATGGCGGTAAGAATAGAGTTTTTAGATTATCAACATATACAAAGTAATTTAGTTACTTGGAATAATAATGCAGTGCCAACAGGTTGGACAACAGAAGATGGTGTGTCAATACAGGATTCTGTCAATTTTGGGGGGTTAGATGTAAATTGTGATGCTTCATCTGTAACAACTGGATATTTTGCTGATCTGCAAAGTCCTTGTATGGTGTTACAAAACAATCATAATTATACAGTAAGATTTTTTATACCAAACGTAGATGCAGGAGGGCAGCCAAATCCTACTGCTTTTGTTAGAGGAGATAGTTCTTGTGGTTCTGGTAATGATAATTATATAGCAAGTACACAGACAGTAGTAAATCAAGGTCATGTGACTATAAATTTTACTTTTGATGAATCTCAAAACAATAATTCTGGAGATGCTAAATTTATCATTGCATTTAGAGGGGCAAATCAAAATGATCAAACATTTACAATAAGAGATGTGACTATTGTAGATAACACTGTTTTTGACACCTTAGATAATTTAAATAGCGTGGTAGGAGAACTTGACATAACAAGCAATGAAGACTTTCCCCTTGCAATGACTTTTCAAATATCAGATATAAATGAGATAACAAGTACAAGTGGTAACTACAGTAAAACATTCAAAGTTCCTGCAACAAAAAATAATAACAAGTTACTTAAGAATATATATAATTCAAACATCAAAACAGATGCAGATTTATATCAAGACAAAAGATGTAGGATCATAGTAAACGATTTATTTTCTTTAAATGGCATTATAAGAGTAACAGGAGTTGGAGGATTAGGAGAAACACCAACACATTATAATTGTGTGTTTTATGGTGATAATCTAACTTGGGCTAATTTTGTAAGCACAAAAGACATGTCGCAAATAGATTGGGGTTCAGATGGAGAAAACTTACAGGTAAACAAATCTAGTATTACTACTACATGGAGTGATACAAATTGTGATTCTTCTACTAGACCTTTTGTTTATCCTATAACTTCTTATGGTGATTTTAATCCAGACGGACAAAGAAGAACAATACAGTTATTGAACACATATTTTGAGCAGCACCCAAACACAGGTACTTTATCTCAAGTAGGTTATCACGGCCATGATGATAACGGAGAACCTTATGGCACACCGATACCATCAATGGATTGGCGACCTGCTATATTTGTAAAGACAACATTAGAAAAAATATTTGCTCAAGCCGCCCCAGAAGGTAAAAGTGGTTTTAAAATTAGTTCTACATTTTTAGATAGTGATATATTTAAAAGATTAGTGTGGTTACTGCCTAACTTTAAATACAATAATAGTGATGTGCGATTACAACAAAATTCTTTTGGTTCTAAGTTTTCTGGAGAAGGTTTGATTGGTTCATTTAATTTTCCAGCTACAACTTCAAATGCAAATAACACTTTTGGTACAGTAACACATGATGTAGATATAACAGCAGGATCAGATGAGATTTTGATGGGTGCTTTTGATAATCAATCTTTTTTAACATCTGGTGCAAACTCTGGTATATTTTTTGCTCCAGAGTATGGTAAATACAGAATACAAATAAAAAACTTTGCAGTTTTTTTGACAACAGATCCAGTAAACATGAGTGGTACAGTAAAATTTAAAGAAGACGAAGGTTTAAAACTTATTTTGTCGGTAAAAACTGTAGGTCATTCTAATTTCAAACAAATACTAACATCAGATATAGATGTTGGTCAAATATTAACAACAGGTATTGGTACAGGCCCACAACCACCAGTAAATCCTTATAAATTTCAAGACATAGATCATGAATTGTGGTTAAATCATGGAGATCAAGTAAAATTACAAATAAAAGCTACATTAGCACATTTAAGTGGTGGCACAGATACTATTGTAGCACATTTATTTGGATCTTCTTCGCCAACTTCTGCCACACAATCAGATAGTCCTAATGGTAAATACACTATAATATTTAACCCAGATTATGTAGAATATGGTCAAACATATAATTTAAAAGATGTAATAGATCCAGAACTAAAACAAATAGATTTTATAAAAGGTGTAGCCCATGCTTTTAATTTAAAAATGACTACAGATGAGTCTAGTAGAACAGTTTTTATAGAGCCTTTTGATTCTTTTTACAGAGGTTTTGGTGAAGCATTAAATTGGACATACAAATTAGATAGGTCACAAACTACAGAAGATAAAAAACTAGAAAGCACACTTAAAAGAAAACTTATATTTAAGTACAAATCAGATAGTAACGATAAAAAAGTAGAATTTAGGGCAGCAAACTATTTTAAAGGTATTATGGATGAATATCCTTATGAAGAAGATTTACCTAGTAATTTTCAAAAGGGTACAGTAGTTTTTGAAAATAATTTTTTTGCAGGTTCATTTACTGGTCATGATCAAGATAGTACAGGTATACCACAAAGTACTGTTAACAATCCTACTTCAAGTTGTTTATGGATAGAAAATGTTTCTGTTAATGATGAATATAGGCCAGAAAAAGGATATGAATTTATGCCTAGAATTTTATATTGGAAGAAATATTCTCCAACAACAAATTTAGGTTTTTTTAATCAAAGAAAAGCAGTTTGTCAACTTTGGTCAAATAATATGTCTGAAATAGTAGCAGATGATTCTGCTGTTTTAGGTCAAAATATTTTATCAAATATATATCCTCAAGCAACCTTTTATAACAGGCAGGATTCATCTGTACCTAATTTAGCTTATGGCAATGTATATGTTAATGATTACAATGATCTTGATGGCAGCAGAGGTGTGACAAAAGTAAGTAAAGGTTTGTTTGACACATACTATAAAAAAATGTTTGAGTTTATAAAAAGAAATCCAATAATTAGAACTTGTTTTATTGATTTAAAATTAACAGATATTGTAAACTTAGACTTTAGAAAGCTAGTAAATATTGATGGGAGTTATTGGAGAATAAGCAGAGTTATAGATTTTAATCCAATTACAAACAAACCAACAAAAGTAGAATTAATACAGTGGGAGGAGATTGGTGTTTTTGCTGCAAGAGTACCAGAGTTTGGCACTTTTGATCCTACAGACTTTGATCCAATCCCAGATGAAAATATACAAGGATTATAAATTATGGCAACAAAAAAACAAATATCAAGAGGAGGTATAGCTAACAGAAGTGGTCTTGAAACACTTGTTACACATCAAAGTTTTGAAGGACAATTTATCAGATGGGGTAATGCTTTTAGTTCTAATCTAATTTTAAATGGCGTTACTGCTTACGATACAAATGATGCGTCAACACCACATATAGATGCTTTAGTAAACAATCCTCCTGCTAGTGTTAACAGTTGGCTTACTTATAGAACAAATGGATCTAATTATACTACTGTAAACGCACCAGTGACTGTAGCAGGTTACTGGACGTTCAATGGTCAAAAAACAGGAGGTAAATCTAGTTTTAGCGGTATGTATCAAAAATTAAATCTTATCAAAGGTAATACCTATCGAATAGAACTTACATTAAATCCTAATGACGTGACAGGTACTTTTTTTATGAATACATATACGCCTGTTGGATCAACATATTTACTTAACAGCACATTTAACACAAGTGCAACAAGAAGTAACACAACAGAACAAATAGAAACAACAACTTTTGTAGCAAGTTCACCAAATAATATTTTTTTAATTTATTATACAACTGAAAGTGCTTCATCAGAATTTGGTGCGTTTTCTGACATAACAATCAAAGAACAAAAAGATTTTATCATGCCTATGTATGCAAAAGATATGTTCGGTAACGCACACAAAATTTTAAGAAAAGATGTTATAAAACAATTAGAAGAATAACAATGGAACTAAAAAACACAAAAAAGAAATTAACAGAAGTTGGGTTTTTTTTAAAAACAAGTTTGCAAAAAGAACTCAAAAGACAAAAACATAATGCGACAGGTAGATTAAGTAGAGGTATAAGAAATCATGTTAAAGATTTGACATTGAGCATGATGTCATCTGTTAGTTATTGGAAAGCAGTTAACAATCCTAAAGCTGCAAAAGAACCAAACTTTTTAGCTATAAAAAAATGGGTTTCTGTAAAAGGCTTACCTGCAACTGCAGCAGTTCCTATATTTAGAAAATTACAGGATTATTATGGAAAACCATATATTATTTGGAAAGAAGGTAACAGGTTAGATAGAACAGATTTTGCAGGTAGAGTAGCAAACAAACACAAAAAAGAAATAGCAAATAAGTTAGCACCATCAATAGGTAGAGATGTTGCCAACAAAATTGGCTTAGAATTTGGATCAAAAGGTAAAGGAGTAATAATTGGAGGTAAAGGTTTTATTAAGGCAATATAAATATAAATAAAATGGCAAATACAGAAAAGGTAATAGTACAGGTCGTAGTACAAGGAGAAGGACAGTTAAAAAGTTTAGACAAGCAGACTAAAGGTAACTCTAAAAGTTTTTTAAAATTAGCAGCTACTATTGGGGCGGCTACTGCAGCGTTTGGATTAGTCAATAAAGCGGTTAGTAATGCAATCAAAGGATTCAAAGACTTTGAGTTTCAAATGGCTAGAGTAAGAGCAATATCTGGTGCTAATAATGATGAATTTAACAAATTAAAAAGGACTGCCTTAGAACTTGGTAGAACAACATTCTTTACTGCAAATCAAGTGGCAGAGTTACAAACTAATTTTAGTAAGTTAGGTTTTACTACAAGAGAAATTTTAGCAGCACAAGAGGCAACGTTAGGTTTAGCAACAGTAACAGGTGTCGATCTAGGTAGAGCAGCAGAGGTGGCAGGAGCAGCAGTACGAAGTTTTAATTTAGATGCAAGTGATACTGCTAGAGTAGTTGATATTATGAATTTATCTTTTGCGTCTTCTGCATTAGATTTAGAAAAATTCCAAACCTCTATGTCGAAAGTAGGGCCTATTGCCGCAGGTATGAATATACCATTAGAAACAACTACAGCTATAATGGGTACATTGACAGATGCAGGTATAGAAGCATCTATAGCAGGTACATCTTTAAGAAATATATTTTTACAATTAGGTGATCCTACATCTAAATTGTCACAAGCATTAGGATTTACAGTCAAAAATTCTGGTGATTTACACAAAGCATTAGGCATGTTAAATCAAATGACACCAGAAGTAAGAAGAGGATTAGTTAACATAAGGCAGGTTGCTGCTCTTAATGTAATGGCTGTAGGGGCAGAAAAAGTAGAAAGACTTAACGACAAATTTGATGATGCTATAGGAACAACACAAGAGATGTCTGACATGATGAAAGACACTTTACAAGGTTCTATTTTTGAATTACTGTCTGCTATAGAAGGTTTATCTATTGCTTTATTTGAAGAACTTGTAGGTACTGGTCTTAAAGAAAGCACACAAGGTCTTACAGAGATGATAAACAAGTTAACAGATAACGCCTCAAAAGTAGCACAGCAAATAAAAATTGTAGGTCGTTTCATTGCAACAGTATTAAAAGTAACATTGGCTTACAAAGCGTTTAATCTTGTTGTAAACACTGGTAATATGTTGTTTGTTGGGGGCGCAAAAATGGCTAAAAATTTTACAAAAAATTTAGGCAAATTAAGGGCAGGAACAGACGTAGCAAAGGTAGGTTTTAGAACATTAGGCATAGCAATCAAAGCTGCTTTTATTGCTACTGGTATTGGTATTTTAGTTGTTGCTATAACAGAACTTGTGACTTCTTTGATGGGAGTTAATGATGAGGCTTCGAAGACAGTAAAAGCATTTGATGGTATATCTGCTGCTCAAGAAAGATTTAACAATACAATGAGGGTTACTAACCGACTTTTAGGAAAGCAACCAAAGTCTTTAGAAGAGGTCGCAAGTATAAATAAAGAGATTGAAGATCAAATAAACAAGACTGTCAATGAAGACATGGTCAAACACAAAGCAGACTTAGAAAAACTTTTGAAGAAAGAAGAAGACCTTAGAAGAGGTATGGCTAAGTTTTTAAAAATGGCTAGAGAAGAAGATCCTACACAAATTACTGAGGGAGGTCAAATTTTAAGTGGTGGTTCTGATGCAGTAGAAAGTTTTAGAAGAAGAAGAGATCAACTTATGGGTAATGCTCAATTTGAAGGTAAAGGTATTCTTGATCAAATAAAAACTTTAAAATTACTTATAGAAGATACAGAAATTTCTGTTGAAGACTTGGGTGATCAAATCCTTACCAACATAGCTACAGGAGATCAAATGATATTGACTGAACAACAAGAGCTTTTAAAAACAAGAGTTGATAATGAAAAAATTAGAAATTTAGAAAGTAAACAAGATTTAAAACAAAGATTTATTGATGAATTAGATAGTACAAGAGAGCATAATTTAAAGTTGGAAGCAGAAGAAATTAAACATTTACGAAACATGGTTAATATTCTTAAAACATCTGAGGCAGCAGATCCAGTGGCTATAGCAAGAGCAGAAAGTGCTTTGATAGAAGCACTTGTAAAACAAAGAGTGCGTTTAAATAAAGAGGCAGAAAAAAGTTTTCAAATAGGTGACAAGACATTTAGATTAACAAAAGAGATGTCAGATCTTGAAAAAGAAATGGCTAAATTAGAAAAAGAATTTTTAACAGGTATAAAAGATAATTTAGCTTACGATAATGCTTTAGATAAATTAGATATAGACAAACAAATATTAGCAGGTACTATAACTCAAATTGATGCAGAAGAAGAATTAAGAAAAAAACAAATAGAAAATACACAAGCTGCTTTAGATGAGATTGAAGATAGAGAATTTATGACAATGGAAAGTCATGAATTGATGATGCAACTAGAGCAACAATTAATTGATTTAAAATTAAAAGGTATAAAAGACGTGAAAGGTGCTAGAACAGAAGAACTAGATCAATTAAAAGGTATTGGTGATCAATTAGTAACATTGGCAGGAGAAGATGAAAAATTACAAGGTGTAAGAGAAGCAGGTATCAAAATATCTGCAGCAGCAACAATAGCAAATAATTCAGAGGCTTTGTCGGAACAATTCAAAGCACTTTCTAAAGCTTCTTCTTTAGTTTTTCCTGCAAATATTATAGCAGTAGCTAAAACATTAGCATTGTTAATTTCTATAAGACAAAACATGAAAGCGTTAACAAGTTCACCTATGGCCAAAGGAGGTATGATAGAAGAGTTTGGCAATGGTGGCATGGTACATGGTAAAGCACATGCTTTTGGTGGTGAAAAGTTTGCTGTAGGTGGTAGAGTGGTAGAGTTAGAAGGAGGTGAGGCTGTTATAAATAAAAGAAGTACAGCAATGTTTAGGGATCAATTATCTGCTATGAACGCTGCAGGAGGAGGTGTCAAGTTTGCAGATGGTGGTTTACTAAACTCTACAACATTTACTCAATCACAGTTTAATGCTCTAAGTAGAAATCAAGGAGGTAGTATAAATAAAGTTGTTGTTGTAGAATCAGATATAACAGAAACACAAAACGTTGTAAATGTTATACAATCTAATGCAACTATTTAATAATTAAAATATAAACAAATGTTTGTTGATAAAAAAACAAAGTTAGAAAGACTTAACATATGTAAAAGTTGTAGTTTTTACCGAAACTTTTTGTTACTAAAAAGACCTGTAATAAACAGAGGCTCAAGATGTGCTGTTTGTAAGTGTTTTTTAGATGCAAAGACATCATTAACAAAAGAGTTTTTTGGCAAATGTCCAGAAAATAAATGGTAAAAAAAATAATATGAATATTACAGAAATCGCTAAAAATTACAGCAAAAGCAAAAGAAAAACAATGACAGATGCAGTCATAAAAAACCAAAAGTACACTGCAAACTTTACACAGTACGAAACAAAATCTTTAAGTTTGATGTTTGCAGAATGGCATTTATTGTTTCCTGCAAACAAACAAGACATGAATTGTTCTTCTTGCAGAAAAGCAGTAGTTAAGTTTTGGGAAACTATGATGGATAATTGGATCGTAGAAGAACAAGCTAAGAAATCTACAAAAAAAACTAATGCGTCAAAAAAAGCAAAGGCAAAATAAAATAGAAGTAGTAGAAGATTTTATAAATTTAGTAGGAGTATCGTTAGAAAAAAAGTTTGGTATATATCCAACCTGCAAAGATATAGTAAGGCATTTTGTAGAAAGAGGTATAATAGAACCGAAAAGACTTAGGAACCTAATGATTATTGCAGATTTTGACAGATTGTTGTCTGTTAACAAAGGTAGTAGAACACACACATGGATGGATCTTTCTATAAAATACGATATAAGTGAAAGTCAAGCACAAAACATTGTATATAAAGAAAGAAAAAAAAGTTACCCCTCTAGTAACATCTTATTATAAAGTTTTGTAAAAAAATAAGGTATATTTATTTATACTATCATTTAATTTTGCACTTATGGAAAAGAACTGGTATAGTATAAACAATAAGGCAGCAAAAGCTGCAGACATATATATATTTGATGAAATAGGTAATTATGGCGTAACAGCCAAACAATTTATCGCAGACATCAAAAATCTAAAAGGCAAACCAATCAATTTACGAATAAATAGTTTAGGAGGAGATGTATTTGATGGTATGGCTATGTACAACGTAATCAAAAGGAGAGAGGCTAAAACAACAGTCTTCATCGAAGGTATAGCTGCTAGTATAGCAACAATTATAGCTTTGGGTGCAGATAAAATTGTGATGGCAGAAAATTCTTTGTTTATGATACACAATGCTTGGGGTGGCACAATGGGTGATGCAAAAGATATGAGAAAAACAGCAGAAACTCTTGAAAAAATCTCTGCAGAATTAACAGATATTTATAGTAAAAAGACTGGATTGTCTAATAAAGTTATTAAAGGGATGATGGATGAAGAAACTTGGTTAAATGCTGAGGAAGCATATGATTTAGGTTTTGTTGATGTAATTTCTGATTCTATAAAAGTAGCTGCAAAGTATGATGTTTCTAAATTTAAAAACATTACACAAGAAGAAATCCAAAATAAATTGAGTATTAACATAAAAAACAGAAAAATGACTAACGATTTAAAAGAGTGGTTCAACAATAAAGTTGATGAGATCGTTGCTACTGTAAAAGGTACAGCAAAAGTTTCAAAAGATGTTGTTGAAGACGTTGAGGTGACTGTTAATTTAGCTGATAATGACGAAATAAAAAATAAGATTTCTGAGTTTGAAACTAAAAACATAGAGTTATCTAACAAGATTTCTTTGTTAGAAGAAGAATTAGTATCAAGTAAAGGTGCTAACGAAACTTTGACTACAGAGATAGAAGCGTTAAACGCAAAAATCAACAAAGCAGATGCTAAAGGTACAGAAATTAAGACTGATGGTGATCCTGCAGTAGTTGAAAACAAAAAAGAAGATGCTAATGCAGGTTTTTACAATGCAATGGCAGAAAGAATTAGAAATAAATTTAATAATTAAAAACAAATAAAAAAATGGCAAACGTAGCAAATAAAGGAACATTCGCAACATATTCTGGGGCGAATCTAAACGAAATATTTTATGAGCCAGTATTTAGAAGTGATGATATTATGCGTAATTATAGAGTTTTACCTAATGTAAAACACAAAATGAACGTATTTACTTCAAAGGCTTTGACTAAAATAGTACAGACTTACACAAATTGTTCAGCAACAAGTGGTTCAAAACAATTTGATATTGACGAAAAAACAATAACAGCAGGAAGAATGAGAGTTGCTCTTGAGCAATGTACTAATGAGTTCTTTGACACTTACATCGAAGAGATGTATAGAAGTGGTGTTGATGTAATGAATTTAGAAGGAACACAATTAGCTGACGCTATTGTTGACAGAGCAGTTAAAGGTATTGGTCAAGACATAGTAAGATTAGCTTGGGGTGGTGATGGTGCAACTTCAGATTACAATCAATTATCAGGATGGATGAAATTAATGGGAGATGACGCAACTGTATTAGCAGCTAGAACTGAATTTAGTGCGGTAGCACCAACTGCTCCAACAGCAGCAGAGGCTTTATCATTAATCAGAAATATGTATGATTCTGCTCCTGCAGCTTTACAACAAGTACCTGCAGCAGATAAGAAGATATATGTAACTCCAAAAACTTACAATGCTTACTTACAGAACTTAGAAGGTACTTCTGCAGACTTAGCAATCACTAATCAACAAGATGGTGTATTAGTTGTTAAGTTTCGCGGCGTGGAATTAGTTCCTATGTACGAATGGGATACTATCTTAGCTGATACTGATCCTGCTTTATTCCTAAGAGGTGGTGTAAACGGAACAGAAGGAGCATGTTACTCTGCAGTAGATAACTTAATAATAGGTTCAGATGTAACAGATCCAGAAGGATCATTTAAAGTATTCTATGATGATTTAGAAGAAAAAATGTTCTTTAGAGGTTACTTCAAGTTAGGTGTACAATTCTTGTACCCTTCACTTGTACAATGGGGAATCTTCTACTAAAATTAACAATAGAGGGGGTTTATCCCCCTCTTATTTAATAACTAATAAAATAAAATAAAATGGCAATAGATAACGGAATTGGGATTACATGTACTGACTTACAAGTAGCAGGTGGTATTCAACAAATCTGCATAAGAGCATTTGCAGATGGTGATACTGTAGCTTTTGATAATGGAGCAGGTAAACATGAAATTTCAGCTATAAAAAAATCTGGTGGTGCAGATGCAGACGACTGGAAACTGTTTGAATTTAAGCAAGAGATGCCTTCATTGACTATCACAGCTTCTAAAGAAAATGGTTCAACATCTTTTGAGTGTGCATTATCATTCATGTTACCAAACATGACATCAAGCAAATTTAAGGCACTACAAGGATTATTAGATCAGTGTATGATGGCAATAGTTGTTGATACAGCAGGTAATAAGATTGTTGTTGGAGCAAGTGAAAAATATAGAAATCAAGATGTAATAGAAAAAAATCAGACGTTTTTAAATTTATCTGGTATGGAAGGTGGTACTGGAGCTGCTTTCTCTGATGAAAATGCAATAACAGTAAACTTAATGGCTAGACAGTATGAATTACCTAGACTTTATGCAGGTACTTTAACGACTAACTCTAGTACATTAACTGCAACAACTACATAATAAATTAAAGGTATAATAATAGGTTGAACTTTTGTTCGTAAAAAGTTTTATAACATTATCCTATTAATATCTTTTTTACTAATATGTGTGGTTGCAACAAAAAAATAGTAGATTTATCGCATATAAAAATATATACAATTATGGCAAAATATAAAGCAAAATTATCATCTGGTGCAACTTATAAGGGTGATTTTAAAATTATATGGGCTACTGCTAGTCAAGAAGAATTAGCTTACGCTTATGAGGATTTAGGTTTGACTGATTTAATAGAAAAATTATCAACTACAACGACAAAAGATGAGCCAAAGAAAACAACTAAAAAGAAAAAATCAGCTAAAGACACAACTGGATCAGAAGAGTAATACTTTTGAGTTTGGTATATTTAATTTAGCAATACCAGAACATATTGAAGAACCACAAGATTTATCCAAAGTAAGAACGGATTATATACCTTTTGGTACAAACAATTTGTTTCCACAATATTTAGCGGAATTAAAAAGAAAATCTAGCACACACAGAAGTGTTTTAGCACAAAAATCTGTTTTTACAAGTGGTGCTAAGTTTGTTACAAACAACGAAGATTTAAAAGAATATATAAAAGATGTAAACGCAGATGGAGAATCTCTAAGAGATATTTTTAAAAAATTAGCAGATGATTATTACACTTTTGGAAACGCTTATTTAGAGGGTGTTATATATGATGGCGGTTTGAATCTATATCACATTGATGCAACAACTGTTAGGATGTCAAAAGAAAAGAAGGAAATTTATGTACATCCAGACTGGGCTAGATATAACACAATGAAAGAAAAACTTACAATCATCCCAATATATCCTAGCGTAAGAAGAAGTAGATTTGTTATACAATTTAAAGACTATGAGCCTACTTTTCAGTTTTATGGTTTACCAGATTATGTTGCAGCGTTAGAGCATATAGCTGTTGATTATGAAATAGGTAAATGGAATCACACTAAATTTAAAAATGGTTTTCAGCCATCTGCTATTATAGAAATAAGCGGTGATATGGGCGAAGAAGAAGCTAAAAAATTAGTTAGAGAAGCCCAGAAAAAATTTGTCGGAGATGGAAACAATGGCAAACTTTTATTCTTAGTAAAGAATGGAGATACTTCACAAGCTAATGTGCAAATAATCAAAGATGATCAAGAAGGTAGTTGGATAGACTTACAAAGAATAACAGATCAAAATATTGTTACAGCACATAGATGGCAGCCATCATTAAGTGGTATTGTAAGTTCTGGTAAAATGAACAATACGGGCAGTGAGATACGGATTGCATATGATTTAGCAATGACTACAGTAGTAAAAGACACTTCTGATTTGCTTTTGACAGGTCTAAGAAAAGTATTATTTAGAGAGTTAGGATATTTACCAGAAGATTTAGTAATACAGTATGAACCACCTATTAGTTATGCAACACAAATAGATCCTAAAGAGGTTCTTACTATAAACGAACAAAGAAAAATGCTAGATGAAGATTTACCTATGTTAGAAGAAGGCGACATGTTTATAACAGATAGAGAACAAATAATTGTAACAAGAGATGACGACCAAGATGGAGAAGGTGATGATGAGGCAGGTAATCCACAAGTAACTGAAATAGAAGAATAACTATGGCAAACGTAAATCAATATAATCCTTTAGTAACAGCAGCAGAAGTTATTAGTAATAGTTTTACTAATGCAAACACTGATCCTGCTTTAATATCTAACAATACTATTTTGTTAGCAGAATTAGCACACATAAAACATGCTATTGGTAAAGAGTTTTATGAAGAACTTAAAACACAACATCATGCAGGTACATTAACTACAGCAAATCAAACATTAATGGATGATTTTATGACAAGATGTTTATGTTGGTTTGTTAGATTTGAAGTAATAACAGAAGTACAGAGTAATAGTAGTAGTATGGGTATTGTACACAATATTGATGAGTTTTCTACTATTATTGATCCTGCTGAACTAAATGCTTATAAACAAGACACTTATAGAAAAGCTGAAATATATCTAAAAGATATGATTGATTTTATAGAAGATGACGATCAGATTGGTAATTATCCTACATATGAAAGCAATAAGCCAAACACATACTCTACATATAAAAATCATGGTATAATCATGTATGATAGTATATATTCAAGAAGAAGATTTAATAGAGGATATACAAGTTGGAAAGACTACTGTCCTTGTGATGATTGTTAAAATATAAATTAATGGCACAGAACGAACATAAAAATTTAAGTGATGTAAACAGGCATAATCCAAAAGGATTTGAGGTGGCTACTAATAACACTGTTTTATCTAAAAATGCAGGTACTTCTGAATCTGGTACAGATGGTAATTTAATTTATCAAAGTAAATCTTTGATGGGTGTTACAAATTATAAGATGCAAGGTTTTTTAACTGGTGCAACAAATTATTTTTTTGGTGAAGATATTGCAGATACTAAATCGCCTTTTGAGATGGCTCAAGATTATGGTTCTGGTACTGTTTCTTCTGGTAGCATGACAGTAACAAATATTTTTAGAATAGGTCATACTCATATAATTCCAGAAGCAGCAACAGTTACAAGAATAAGTGGTTGGATGACAAGCAATGGAAGTAATGTAGTTACTATTGCTATAGTAAAAGCAACACCTACAGAGGGGGCAACCGCTAATTTAGTACCTACTGTAGTAGATGAAATAGCTGTTACTGGTTTGAATAGTAACAATAAAATGGTTCGTATAAATGAAACAACTATAACTGCAGCAAGTTTAGCTGCAGGAGATTTAATTTTCCCTATGGCTAAAGAAGCAAGTGGAGGTTCTACAATATATTTAAATTTAACAATAGAAACAACAACCTTCTAATGACTACTAAAGAAGAAATCATAGCAATGAAAAAAGACATAAACTCTATAAATGAGAAAATAGATAATATTGATGTAAAATTAGACATGCTAACAGATAAGCTGTTAAATCCAGATACAGGGGTTACAGCAAGAGTAAATAAAAATACTGCTATGAGAAAAGTTTTAGTTAGAGCAATGTGGATTATATACTCTATTACATTAGGAGCATTAATAAAAATATTTACAGAATAAATAAAAAATAAATTATGGCAACAACAGTAACAGCAAGTAGCTTAACAGTAACAATAACAGAATCTTATCAGTTAGACAATGTAAATTATGGTAATACAAGAAGTAAAACATATACTTCTAATGGTCAAATTTTACAGAGAATAATGAATGTAAGTACATCTAATCCAACTATTATAAACTTTGGATCAGCAGATGCAGCAGGACAAGTTGTAGTAGGTGATTACAAATATTTTAGAATTACAAACTTAGATGACACTAACTTTATAAACTTATCTTTATACAATGGTGCTGACACAGCTTTTATAAAAGTTAACGCAGGAGATAGTTTTGTTTTGATGTCTAATGAAATAGATGCAATAGATGGTAGTGAAGCTTTTGGTGCTTTTGCAGACATTACTAAAATTTCTGCAGATGCAGATACAGCAGCTTGTGATGTAGAGATTATAGCAGTAACATCGTAGTATGGCTAAGAAAGGTATGACATTTAAATTTAGTGGTGGTTCTCGTAAAAAAAGACGAGGCATACATTCTAAAAATAAAAGTAGAACAGTAGGTGGTAAACAATATAGTAAGCCCTATGTAGGGCAGGGTAAAAAATAAAAGATATGCCTTGTTATAAATGTGAAAATGGTAAATACAAATTTGGTCAAACTGGCAAGTGCGAGTATGATACAAAATCAGAGTGTGAAAGTGCTAATAAAGATTATTATGCACAAGAAACTTATGACGATTATCCAAAAGCTGCTTCTGAAAATGCAGCAAGAGCATTAAAGTGGTTAAAAGAAAATGATAATCCAAACGATTGCCTAACACCTGTGGGATTTGCCAGAGCCAATCAACTCAAAAACAGAGATGGTTTGAGTAGGGATGTGATCGCTAGGATGGCACAATTTAAAAGACATCAACAAAATAAAGATGTACCATACGAAGATGGGTGTGGTGGTATTGCTTGGGATTGTTGGGGAGGTGACGAAGGTATCAATTGGGCTATAAGAAAGTTAGAACAAATAGACAATCCTAAGAATCAAAAAAAGACAGAAGTAAGTGAAAGAATTAAAAAGACACTAAAGAATAAAATGGAGAAACACAATGAAGATGTAAAAGATCTCAAAAAAGAGTGGAATCCAAAAGTAACAGTTGCAAAGCTAGAAAAGGTTTTTGTAAGAGGAGTAGGAGCATATTACACAAATCCAGAAAGTGTTAGAGAAGGAGTTACAGGCCCAGATCAATGGGCTATAGCAAGAGTAAATTCTTTTCTTTTTGCAATGAGAAACGGCAGGTATAGGAGTGGTAAACATGATACAGATTTATTACCAGATAAACATCCTATGAAAACAACTAAAAAAGAAGAAAAAAAACAAACTAAAAAAAATTTTAAAATGGATAAAGACAAATACAAATCAGATGATGAGCATGATTTACACATACACCTTTCAGAAGAAACTATGCGAAAACTACACAAAGATGGTATGGCAGAAATAATGATGGAAGAAGATGATAAAAAAATGGTTATCAAGTTTACTTATGATGTTGACAAAAAAGAAGAAAAAATGCCAACAGAAGAAGAAACTAAAAGAGAAGAAACAAGAGAAAATAGTGAAGAAGAAATTAAGCAAGAGTTCGGAGGATATTTTGATGAAGTCATCAAAAACCTTAGAAGACGCTTATAAGATGCCACTAAAATATTTTAAGAAGTCTGAATTTACTTGTAAGTGTGGATGCGGTGAAACAGTTATAAGTGTTGACTTGTTGCGTATGCTTGAAAAAGCTAGAGGATTCGCTAAAATACCATTTAAGATTACAAGTGGTTATAGATGTCCTAAGCATCCAGAAAGCATAAAAAACCCAACGTCATCACATATAAAAGGTTTAGCTGTAGACATACATTGTGCAGATAGTAATACAAGAGCAATAATGATGGATGCTTTAGTGTATGCTGAGTTTGAAAGATTTGGTCTACATAAATCTTTTATACATGTAGATATAGATGTAGTAGACAAAGTAAGTCCAGTAATATGGCTGTATTAATTATTAATTAAAATTAAATATTATGAATTTTATAACAGAAAACTGGTTAGAGTTATTAGTAGGATTGATGGCTTTTGCTAAAGTAGTAACTAACCTAACACCAACAGAAACAGATAATAAGATCTTTGGTTGGATAGACACAATCATTGATGCAATAATTCCTAACTATAAAAAATAAATAAAATGATAAAAAAATGGCTAGGCGAAGCTATTGTCAAAAATGGTGTTAAGCCTTTAACAGAACTAATAAAAGCAATAAAAGAATTATTTACTGACACAAAAGGTAAATGGAGCAGCAAAAGAACTATTAGCGGAGTTATAGTATTGGCTGCTAGTTTATATATAGAAAAAAATGGTATTGACACTAATGCTTTGTTGTTAACAGCACTAGGTGTTTTACCTTTATGTTTTTCTGTATTTGAAAAAAACTGTTCAGATTGTGCAAAAGATTGTAAAAAATAATTATATTTGCACAATAAAGGTAGGGTTGTGCCTATCTTTGATTCATTGTTTATAGTTATCAATAGTGGGATGTTAATAAGCATCTCACTTTTGTTTTTTTAAACCTTTTTTTTTATTATACTTGTAAAACCTTTAAACAAAAAACTATGAAAAAAAATGGTAAAAGACTAAGACTAACACCAGAAGAAGTAGAACTTATATACGAAAATAGAGCAGAAAGCACAACAAATATAAACGGAAATACAGCATTAGATATACATTTAAAAGAAAGAGGCATATCAAAAAAAGATGTAGTTTCTGTAAAACACTGGCAGTCTGCTAGTGGCGATTTTAGATTTAGTATTGTAACTAAAGAAGACCTTACAGCAAGTTCTGATGATATCATAAAACAAGTTACTAATTTTATAAAAAATTATTCTCCAGAATATCCTTCAATAAGAAGAAATAATAAGAAAAAATCACATCTTTTAGTCATCAACCCTGCAGATATACATATTGGTAAATATGCAAATGCAACGGAAACAGGTAGCGGATATGACGTTGAAACTGCTTGTATGCGTGTTTTAGAGGGCTTACAAGGCCTAATAGACAAATCTAAAGGCTTTGACATAGAAAGAGTTTTGTTTTGCGTAGGCAATGATGTTTTGCATATTGATAATGTTTATAATACAACTACAAAAGGAACACATCAAGATGCTGATGGTAAATGGTGGGAGCATTTTGAAGTGGCATTAGCTTTGTATGTAAAGTGCGTAGAGATGTTAAGAAAGATTGCTCCAGTAGATGTTTTGCATAGCATGAGTAATCATGATTACCAAAGTGGTTTTCATTTAGCACATGCTTTGAAAAGTTGGTTTAGATTAGATCCAGAAGTTACATTTGATGTTAGCGTTTCACATAGAAAGTATTATCAGTATGGTAGTAATCTTATAGGTTTAGAGCATGGAGATGGTGCAAAAATGGATAATTTACCTTTGCTTATGGCACAAGAAAAACCTAATATGTGGAGCAGCACAAAATATAGATACTGGTATTTACATCATTTACATCACAAAGTAAAACATAAGTGGAGAGATGCAAAAGATTTTATTGGGGTTACTGTAGAATATATGAGATCGCCTTCTGGCACAGACAGTTGGCATAACAGAAAAGGATATACAGGTATTTTAAAAGCAGTAGAAGGTTTTGTACATGAAAAAAACAGTGGTCAAGTTGCAAGATTAGTTCATTATTTCTAAATAATTTTATCTAGTAAATACACATTTATTAAAAAAATGTTGAAAAAAGTTTGGTATTTAGTTTCAATTTTATAACTTTGCTGCAAATATTAACTAAAACTAAAAACATGGAAACATATTTACCCTTAAACGGAATAACTGAAAAGTTTTATAATTTAGATGAAAACGAAATTAACAATTATGAAATTCAAAGATTAAGAAAAGCAAACACAAAACACAAATTAGAAATTATAGAATTAAAACAAAAATTACAATCAATAAATAAATTAATAACTAAAAACAAAAACAAATGAAAAAAATGAACGGACAAACAAAATTACAATCAGTACAAAATGAACCTGTTGTAGAAACAAGAAAAGAGGCATTAAGAAGATTATATAAAGAAAATGGACTTACAGAAGAAGATATATACAAAGACAAAAGAGGTTTTGTAATTATCACAAGAACAGGTATTGATAAGATCGTATCAAGAAACAGTATTACTGTAGCATATGAAGTGATAAACATGGATATAGAAAAAAATATCTGTGTGTTAAGAGCAGCCGCCACCATGAAAGTTGGTAAAGATGTAAGAAACGCTATGAGTTTTGGAGAAGCATCTAATGAGAACTTAATGGGTGGTGGTAAAAAGTTCCCAGTCGCTATGGCTGAGAAAAGAGCAATGAGTAGGGTAGTTCTGAAAATTGCAGGTTTTTATGAGCAAGGAGTGTTTGGTCAAGATGAGATTGTTGACTAATGCAAGATGATTGGTTTGATGAGTTGACAAATGGTGAGCCACCACTTATGACAAATGAGCAGTGGTTCATCATTGAAACTCAGATTGATAACACATCAATATCTGCTGCTGATAAAGAAGATATTTACAACAGAATGAATTATATTACACAAATAGAAGCAGAAGATATTATAAAAAAAATTTATCAAAATAAAATAGAAACCGATCCACAAAAACAATGGCTTAAAATGTTAAAAGACGGAGTGTTTGACAATGACTAAAAAATATTCATTAGAAAAAATTAGAAAGTCTAGGAATGAGTTTGAAGCATTGTTAAGAATATACGGAATATCTAATTTAAGACTTTGCTCGATACTAGAAGTAAATTATTTAACAAGTAAAAAATTTATAGAAAAACCAACAAACATGCGATTTATACATGCAAAAAGATTAGCAGATTTTTTAGGTTTAGATATACAAGACATCATAGACACTGTAGTTTATGACATTAATTAACATAACTATATAAGTAGAGTTATAATCATTATAATATTAACGTGCGGTTATACTTTGTAATAGATTATGATCACATTAATTGATAAACAATAATAGTAAATATAGTATTAACAAAGATTATAACAATTATTTACAACAACAAGTAGGGTGTGATTCTCTACTTATATAGTTTTTAAAAATTATAAATATGAAAAGAAGAAGATTAAAATTTAGCGAATACTACAATAATATTATTCTTACAGAAATAGCACACATATATGATGTTGATATAGATAAAATATTTTTAGGTAGTAGAAAAAAAAGTATTATACATGCTAAGAGAATGTATATATACATACTTAGAGAGATGTTTGATTTAACATTGAAAGAAATATCCAGAGTTACAAATTTACATCATGCCTCTGTTATTCATCACACAAGACAATTTGAGTTCTTTTACAATCACTACAACAAAGATTTAAAAGAGTTTGAAAGAATAGAAAATAGAATAATAGAAGTAGAGATAGATGAAGAGATAGAAGGATTAGAGAAACAATTAAAATCAATTACAGAACAATTAGATAAATTATATAAAATAAATAAATTTAAACATGAAAGAGAAAAAAGAGAAAATCTACTTACCGAGTAGTATAAAAAACATTGAAACAAAATTTGGATCAATGATGGTTGCAAACTTCAAAGTAGAAGATTTACAATCTAATGCAAAGAATGGTTGGGTGTCAATGGTCATAGCAGAAAGAAGAGAGCCATCAGAAAAGGGTGCAACTCATTATGCTTATGTAAATGATTATGAACCTCAACAAAAAGAAGATACTAAAAATACAGACGCACCATTTTAATGAAACAACCAAACTATTATGCGGTAATTAGTGCTGAGGTTAGATATGATAAAAACTTGACAGCTAATGCAAAATTATTGTATGCAGAGATTACTGCACTTTTAAATATGAACGGAGAGTGTTTTGCTACTAACAAATACTTTGCTGCTTTGTACAATAAAAGTGTGGTAACTGTTTCTAAATGGATAAGCGAACTAATATCTAATGGATATATATCTTCTTATTATACATACAAAGAGGGTACTAAAGAAATTGATAGGAGGTATTTAAGTATTATTAAAGGGGGTATTAAAGAAAACGACAAGGGGGGTATTAAAGAAAACTTAAAGGATAATAATACAAGTATTAATATTAATCTTACAGATAGTAATAAAAGGCGTTTTAAAAAACCAACTATTCAAGATATAAGTGATTATTGTTTTGAAAGAAAAAATAATATAGATGCAGAAACTTTTTATGATTTTTACCAAAGTAAAGATTGGAAGGTAGGTAAAAACAAAATGAAAGATTGGAAGGCTTGTGTAAGAACATGGGAGAAAAGACAGGTAAAAAACGTCAAAGGTACAAGTAAGATACATTTGCATCTGCAAAAAAACATGAATGTAAAACAAAAATTAAAACAACAACTAGACAATGAAGTTAATTAAAACAATGACAAAAGAAGAGTTGCTTATGGGTTCAGTAGATCTTATAAGTAAAACTTATATTGAGTTAGGTCA